AAATACAGATGGTTACATCTATGAGTGGACGCTAAACACATCTAACCCTGCTGCAATTGTTTCTAATGCGCCAACAGATAATCTTGGCATTTTAGTCACAGAGGAAAGATTTATCTTTGCGCTAGGTGCAGGCGGTAATCCTCGCAAGGTGCAGTGGTGTGACCGTGAGGACAATACGACATGGACAGCGGCAGCAACCAATGAGGCTGGTGATCTTGAGTTGCAAACCAGCGGAAGAATTATGCAGGGCATTCGTGTTCGCAGCCAAGCGTTAATCCTCACAGATATTGATGCGCATACTGCGTCATACCAAGGCCCACCGTTTGTCTATGGGTTTGAGCGTGTGGGTTCGTCTTGCGGTGCTATTTCAAGACATGCAGCAGCGGCAGCAGATATTGGTGCGTTCTGGATGGGGCGTGAAAGCTTCTTTATGTATCGCGGCAACACAGTAGAGGCACTACCGTGTGATGTTGCTGATTATGTGTTTAATGACATTAACTCAGACCAAAAATCAAAAGTACACGCTGTCACTAATGGGCGGCACTCAGAAATTTGGTGGTTCTACCCTAGTTCATCAAGCACAGAATGCGATAAGTATGTTTCATACAATTACCGTGAAGGTCACTGGATGATTGGAGACTTGGATCGCACATCTGGTGTAGATAATGGCGTGTTTGAAAATCCAATCTGGTTCTCACCAGCAGGCAAGGCTTATAATCAGGAAGTAGCGCAAAACCATGATGGCGCATCTATCTTTGCAGAAAGCGGCCCTATCTCTATTGGCGCTGGCGATCAGGTTATGAGCGTAACGCAAATGATACCTGACGAAAAAACGCAGGGCCAAGTTACAACGTCTTTTAAAACGAGGTTTTACCCCAACGACACAGAGCGCACTTATGGGCCGTTTACAATGAGCAACCCTACCTCTATGCGGTTCGTGGGTAGGCAGGTTAGAATGCGCGTCATTGGCAGCGATCTAAATGATTGGCGTTTTGGTATACCTAGGCTAGAAACCAAAGCTAGGGGTGGGCGATGACAACACCCAGCTTTCCACCTGTTGGGCCAAATATTTCGCTTTGGGCAAAGCAGTTAATACTTGCGTTACAACGGTCTTGGTCATCGTTGAGATTTAAAGCGACAAATGACAGTGCATCAGAAAACGGCATTCTGCTTTGGGATCAAAGCAATGGCTATCCCGTTGTTTCTAAGGACGGTGCATTTGTGCAGATTATTCTTGAGGATGGTCACGCTTCTTTTTATCGCACAACGGATGTTACTGCTGCATCAGCAGATACGGCGTACGCAATAACGTACGATGCACCTACGGGTAATGTTGGTATTGATCGGGATGCGACAGATAACAGCAAGATTGTATTTGATGAGGCGGGTGAATATCTTGTGATGTTTTCAGCGCAAATTGCGTCATCGTCATCAAGCACGGTGAAGTTTTATTTTTGGCCTCGCTTGAATGGAACGGATGCAACTAACAACACAATTATTTATTCATTGCACCAAAATGACGCTACAGTTGTTGTTTCACGTTCTGCAAAGTTTGATGTAAGCGCTGGCGATTATTTGCAAGTTATGTGGGCGGTAGATAGTACAAACGGATCACTAGATGCCTCTGCTGCAACTGCGTTTAGTCCAGCGGCGCCAGCAACAACGCTGCATATTACAAGGATGCACGGATGAACGATATGACGCATTCATATAAACTAAGCCCAGAGCTAGAGCGTTGTAAGCCTTGGATAGAGGATGCGTTAGAATATTGTAACGGAACGCACATTTTTGATGATGTTGTTAAAAGCATAGCAGAAGGGCGTATGCAGCTATGGGCAGCACCAAGGGGGTGCATGGTAACGGAAATTGTGATATACCCTAGAAAGAAGGTTTTAAATATCTTTCTTGCGGGTGGCGAATTAGATCAACTATTGGACATGAACAAAGACATGAACGAGTGGGCAAAAAATCATGGATGCACTGGTGGTACTTTGACAGGTCGTGTAGGATGGAAGAAAGTTTTAGAGCCGATGGGGTGGAAATTGCTTCATTCTCATTATGTTAAGGAGGCCGAATAATGGCAAAAGGCGGCACACAGACACAAGAGACAATTGCGCCTGAGTTTCTGGAAACAGGAATACAGCAAGGTATTAATCAAGGGCGCGATATTGCAACATATCAAGATACGCCAATGCCACTTTATGGCCAACAGGTAGCGTCTTTTTCTCCTGCTGACGAAGCAGTTTTTCAAGGCAATCAGTTAGCGGCTGGTGCGTTTGGAATGCCGACAACTGGTGGTCAGCAATACATGCCCCAAGAGCAAACGATGGGCGGTATTCGCGGATATTCTGCGAGGCCAATGGTAGATGAGATGATGAAGCGGTTTGAGGCAGAAAGACCTGCTCAAGCTGACTATCGTGCAAGTTTTGGATTAGACCCTATCACTGGTGAAGCGGGTTCTAGAGCGCTGTCAAACCAACCTGTGGAGCTAGAGCTTCAAGGTGGTGGCAGTCGCGGTAAATAGGAGAGTATCATGGGTGCTTCAGCAGGACAACCAACACAGCAGCTAAGTGGCGGTATGCAAAATCAAATGGGCCTTGATCCAACAAAGGGTACAGGTCAAGGCGGCATGGCTACTGGGCCAGACCCAGCGAAACAGGCAGCATTTGAACAAAGCCAATCTCAACAAGCTAATCCATTTCAACAGGCATCAGCAGCGCAAAATACTGCTTTAGGCACAACGCAAGCAGCCACACAGTATCGCACAAACCCATTGTCTATGGGAACATTTGCTGCTGGCACACAATACCAAACAGACCCAAATGTTATGTCACGCATGACCCAAGGTATGGGTTATAGGCCACCATCAGCAGCTACTGGCGCAATGACGCAAGGTACAGGCTACCAAGTTAATCCAATGGCGCAGCAAGGCTTTGGGGCTGCGATGGGATATCAACCCTCTCAGGTGCAAGGTACAAGTTACGGTGCGGCACAAGTAGGAACACCTGCTGCTGCTGCAAGTGGCATGGCTCAATATCAAAACCCATACGAAAGCCAAGTTGTTCAAAGCGCATTGCGTGATATAGGAACGCAACAACAAAAAGGCTTGAACCAGTTGGGTGCGTCAGCGGAAGCGGCAAAAGCGTTTGGCGGTTCTCGTCATGGGATTGCAGAAGCAGAGGCCATGAAGGGTTATGGTCAGCAAATGTCAGATACAGCCTCACGAATGCGTCAACAGGGCTTCAACACTGCTTTAGGTGCGTCACAGTTTGATGTGGGACAGCAGGCAGCGGCAGCAGCGCGAAACCAAGCAGCAACAAATGCGGCAAGACAGTTTGGTGCGATGCAGGGTATGACTGCGCAGCAGCTAAATCAAGCGGCAGGCTTGCGGGGCGCTGGTATGAATTTACAGGGTGCGCAGGCGCTATCTGGGGCCGATCTAGCGGCAGCAGGTCAGCGTTTGGGCGCTGCGGGTCAATTGGCAGGCACAATGTCTGGTGCAGAAAGTTTGGGCATGTCTGCTGCTAATCAGTTAGGCGGTATGCAACGCGCAGACATGGCAACTCAATTAGGCGCAGCGGGTCAGCTTGCAGGTCAACAGCGCGGCGATGTAAGTACACAAATGAACGCAGCGCAACAGTTAGCGAACTTAGGGCAGCAATCGTTTGGTTACGGTCAGTCAATCCAAGGAATGCAGGGTGCGCAAGGTGCGCTACAACGTGGTCAGATGCAGAACTTAATTAATCAAGGTCAAGGCAGCTTTGGTCAAATGACAGGTGCGCCTACTGGCTTGCAGACGTTCTTGAGTGGGCTTTACGGAGCGCCTAACATGATGGGTTCTTCAAGCAGCTTCCAGCCTGGCTTATTTAATTACATGCAACTTGGCGCACAGATGATGCCTAGATAAAGGTTTACTATGGACAGCCCTTTTCCACGGATACCCTTTCAAACGCAGTTAGACTTTTTGTGGTCTGAGCTAGAAGGGCCAGAAAAGAAAACCTTAGAGGCGTTTCAGTCTGGTAGTTATGTTACACCGCAAGACTATGCAGAGGCTTTTGAAAAGCTGTTTGAGCGCTCCAAAGGGTCTGCGTTAGATACGCGCAAGCAGTACGCTTTGGAAGTCTTTAAGGGCATGGAAGACCCATTGAACCCACAAGGTTTGTCGCAGAACGCGGCGATTGCTTATAACTACCTGCTGAACAAGGGTCTAAACGCGCCACAGGCATCGGGTATTGTTGGGAACCTTATGGCTGAAAGTTTTGGATCAATAGACCCAGCGGCATACAATCCGAAAGGTGGCGGTCAGGGCGCATTGGGTATTGCGCAATGGCGTGGCCCTAGATTGGAAAGTCTGCTAAAATTTGCGGGAATGAACGGAGAAAAACCAATGGTACAATCAACATTTGGATCGGGGGTACCGACTGCTGGCACTATCTTTCCCCAGCAACAGAAAAAGCAGGGCTTACAAGGATTGCTGCAACAGTTTATGCGGCCTAACGAAACAACAGGTCTGACAGGTGCGGAGAACTTTGCACAAGCATTAGATGCATTGATCCTTCCTGAAGCGCGTATGGGTGAACAAATCAGAGCGCGTGGCGCACAGCGTTTATTGCAACAACGAAAAAATGCGACAGCGGAAATGTTGCGCAGAATGCCCGATGGGGCAGCATATGCAAACATGATAGATCAAGGTATGCCTGCACAGGAAGTGTACGCGCAATATATGAAGGATCGTCGTGAGGGTGTTATTGGTAGCTCATTGAGCAAAGATGCGTTTACGAATGTTCGGGACATCAACAAAGACTTGGCATCTGATTTTGATGTAAAAGTATTCCAGCAGGCACAGCAAGGTTTTGAAGCCTTGAAGTATGCGTTTGACAATCCAAGCGGTGTTTCTGACTACGCTCTTACTATTGCCTTTGCTAAAATCCTAGACCCAGCATCTGTGGTTCGTGAGGGCGAACAAGCTGCGATTGCTAAATCTGGCGGTGCGATTGATAGCTTCTTACGTCAGACTGAAAACTTCTTCAAAGGTGATGGATCGTTGCCAGAAGAAGTTAGACGCGACATCTTTAATCTAGCTGCAAACAATTACACAAAGTATATGGAACGAGCGCAGGGTCGTTATTCAGAAGCAGAGCAACTATTGATAGCGCGTGGCATTGATCCAAAATTCTTGCGCAAGTTGGACTTCACTGACGTAGCAAACGTACAAGCGCAAAAACCATCAGAGCAAACATTAGGCATTCCCCCAGTTCCAGAGGGTTCAACAATTAACGGGCAGCCGATGACGATGGCTCAGTGGATTAGTATTTGGAACAGCAAAACGGAAGAAGACCGATCTTATTTCTTAGAAAATGGCGCATTCCCTAGCTAAAAGAGAGAACCACAATGGCTGATTTTACAAGAGACTTTGAAGCTGCAAACGCAGATGTTCCATCTCAGAGAATGAGAACAGCCGCAAAAGGTCTGTCTTTTAATACCGCAGATGAAATTGAAGCGTACCTTACGTCACTATTTAGCGAAAAACCGTATGATGTAGCTTTAAACGAAATTCGTAGCAAAGTGAAAGCATACCAAGAAGCGCAACCTTTAGAAGCGGCTGCATATGAAATCGGTGGCGCTTTTGCGCCTGCTGTTCTTGCTGCGCCATTTACTGGTGGTGGTAGCTTGGCAACCATAGGCGCAAGGTTTCCAGCGTTGGTGCGCGTTAGCCAAGCATTGGGATTTAAAAACCCAGAAACCTTTATTGGCGCATTAACTGCTGGCGGTGCGCAAGGTATGATTTCTGGATTTGCCGAAGGAGAGGGCGGTTTCGGTGAGCGTGTTAAATCTGGTCTGCAAGGTGGCATTTTAGGAACAGGTGTTGCGGGTGCGGTAGAAGTTGGGTCAAAATTTTCTAAACCTTTATTTGTGGGTTTTGCTGACGTTTTGCGCAGAAAGTTTGGCTCTAAAGTGGGTGGTCGTGTAGAGCAAGAAATACAGCAGATTGCGCGAGATAATGACATGTCGGTGGATGATGTTACGCAGCAAATATTAGACGGTCGTATACTAGCAGACAACAAGACAATTGCGGAAGCGGTCAGATCGTATCGTGCAGGGTCAATGCCAGCTTCTGAAATGGCAGAAAGACGTTTGCGTTTAAGGCCGCAACAAAAACAGCAAGAGTTAATTTCAGATGTAGAAAAGTATTTAGGCGGTGTAGAGCAACCATCTAGCCCTACTATTGCAGGCCAAGCTGGTCAAACCAATTTGCTACAAAAGCAGTTAGATGAGATCAACACGCTAAAGATTAAAGTAGATGAACTTTATAATGGTGAGTGGGCGCAAAATCCAGTAGACGATCAAACCTTCAACTTTGTTCGCGGATTGTACAAGTTAGCACCTAATACTTTTAAGGAAGTCAATGAAACAAGACAAATGCGCGGTTTGCCGTTAATTAAAGCTGATAAAGATGGCAATGTTGTAATGCCAAACACAATCAGCATTGAGGAAGCGGAACTAATTCGTCGCGCTCTGAGTAATCTTTCTGAAGCAAGGTTTAAAAAAGGTAAAGGTACAACGGGTGTAGAAGCATCTAACCTTGAAGGAATGTTGCGACAAAGAATAGATAATATGAGTGATGAAACTCGCCAAGCAAGACAAACGTATGCTGACATGAGTAGACGCACCGAGGCTTATGAAGCTGGTCAGAAACTATGGACTGCTACGCCCAATCCTGATGCGTTAGAGGTAGAATGGTTGAAAGTTCTTGCCCGAAACAATGAAGATGAAATTCGCGCGTTCCGCTTGGGTGTATTAACCAAGTTGCGCGGTCAGTTGCGCAATGCTCCAACTGGTACGAGCAAGAAAATTACAAATGAGCAAACTGATGCATCTCTGGCTTTCAGTATAATATTCCCAGAGCAAAACAAAGATGAAATCTTGCGTAAGATGGGAAATGCAGTTGATGCGCAAGAGGCGGCAAATATGATTTTGGGTGGAAGTCCAACGCAAATAACGAAAGCATATCAAGATAAGCAAGGTATGAATATTGGCATTGCTGATTTTGGTTTGGATGTCGCTGCGATTGCTGGTTTAGCTATGAAAGTTCTTAGCAAGACAAAACCAGACTTATCTGATTTTGAAAAGCGTCAAGTGGTGGATATTTTAACATCTAGCGATGTCAACAGAGTGCGCCAAGTTTTGCAAGATGAAAGCGGTTTTCAATCATTTGTAAAATTGCTGGATCGGATACATGAAACTGCAAAACTAGGATCGCGCCGTGCGGGGGCGCAGTATGTTGGTAGTGAACCAGAGCAATCCGTCCAAACGATGACAGGATTGGTACAGTAAAGGAAACATAATGCGTTTAGAACCACTAGATCAAACACAGATTGAAAGCATTGTTTCCAAAGCAATCCAAGATGCGGTGGACTTTGTAGACAGCGAGATTGCACCACAACGTATCAAGGCCCAGCGCTACTTTGACGGTGAAGTAGACATTGGTTACGAGGAAGGTCGCAGCAGAGTTGTGGCAACAAAGTGCCGCGAGGTTGTTCGTGGTCTAAAGCCAAGTATTCAACGCATATTTCTTACTAGCGAAAAGCCTGTAGAGTTTGTACCGCGTGGCCCAGAGGACGTTGGAGCAGCAGAGCAAGCTACAAGCTACGTTTCTTATAAGTTTCAGCAGCATGACGGATACCGCGTACTAAACGATGTATTCCAAGATGCAATGGTTAAGAAGGCTGGGATTGCATACGTTTATTACAATGAGGAAATGGAAACAGAAATCCATACCTTCACTAATCTAAGCGACGAAGAATTTGCGGTCATCATTGAAGACGATGACGTAGAAGTTCTTGAGCATGAAGTGCGCGTAGCTCTTTCAGTAGATCAGATGGGTATGGAGATTGAAGTGCCAGAGCATGATGTAAAGATTGCGCGGTCTATTCCTCACGGCGACATCTGCATTGAGAGCGTTCCCCCAGAAGATTTCTTTGTAGACCGTAACGCGCGTGGGATTGATAACTTCTATGTGTGCGGTCATAGCACAGAAATGCGCGTATCTGATCTGCTTGCAATGGGATTTAGCATTGATGATTTGGCTTCATTGGATAGCACAGAATACAGCGTTGTAGATGATGAAGCTGAGTTTGAGCGCCGTGGTTATGCTGTGGATGAAGGTGAAGATGAAAACATCTCTGCCGCTTCTAAGAAAATCACAGTTACAAATGCCTACATGGAATTGGACATTGAGGGTACGGGTATTCCGCGCCTGTATCAGTTCTTGTGTGCAGGCTCTACTTACAAGCTGTTGAACTTCTACGAAGCAGATCAAGCTCCCTATGCGATCTTTGAGTGCGATCCAGAGCCACATGCTTTCTTTGGGTCTTCACTGGTTGATTTGGTCATGGACGATCAAGACGCGGCTACAGCGATGTTGCGCGGTGTTCTTGATAACGTGGCATTAACCAATAACCCAGCATTGCAGATCGTTGACGGTCAGGTTGCTATTGACGATTTGTTAAACAACGAGATTGGACGCATTGTGCGTGTGAAAGCGCCTAACAGCGTCATGGAGATGGCAGTACCGTTTACAGCGGGGCAGACACTACCAGCACTGCAATACTTTGACCAGTTGGTAGATAACAAGACAGGCGTTTCTAAGATGGCGCAAGGTCTTGATCCTGACGTGCTGGCATCTTCTACAGCAACAGCGGTTGCAGCATCTATGGAAGGTCAGACAGGCCAAGCAGAGGTTATTGCGCGTAACTTTGCAGAGGGCGGTATGCGCCAGATGTTCCGCATTATGCTGGATTTGATGGTTAAGAATACCGACAATGAAGAAATCATGCGCCTCAACGGTTCATTTGTGCCTGTAGACCCCAGAGCGTGGGATACAGACATGGATTTGATTGTAAACGTAGGTATAGGCACCGGACGCGAGAATGAACGCGCAGCGGCTCTACAGCAAGCATTCCAGATACAACAGCAGATATACGCTCAGTATGGCCCAATGAATGGGGTGGTTACTCTGACGCAGATAAGAAACACGTTGGCTGATTTGTTGGCGCTTGGTGGCCTGCGGAATGCGGATCGCTACTTCATGCCAATGACGCCAGAAATTGAGCAGCAGATGATGATGCAGCAACAGCAGCAAGCGCAGCAGCAGCAAGCCATGGCAGCACAACAGCCTGATCCGAATGCAGCATTTATGCAAGCTGAACAGATGAAAGCGCAGACACGGGCGCAGGTAGACATGACCAAGGCTCAGATGGACTATCAGTACAAGATGCACAAGCTGGGCATGGATGACGATCTATCGCGTGATGAGATGGTTCAAGACTTGGCGGTTAAGGTTGCTGAGATACTTGGCAAGTACGGAACAGCGGTTGATGTTGCAAGCGTGAAAGCGGAGCAAGACGCGGTACGCGAACACAACGCGCAAATGATGGGAATGCAAGGTGGATATTGAGCAAAGAGCTAAACGCTCAAAATCACTGTTAGAGAATGAATGGTTCATGGAAACCATAAAGGATTTGCGGGACACCCAAATGAGGACTTTCGCAGATAGCAGCGCCCAAGAGGTGGAGAAACGTGAGGATGCTCACGCCATTTTGAGGGCATTAACAGCAATAGAGCGTCAACTACAGGCTGATGTAGATGCCTTGGCGCTAGTACAACGGAAGGGAAAGCACCGTGGAAACGACTAACCCAATCAACGGTAACGATTTAGAGGCGGTTACCGAAAACTTGATTTTAGAAACGCCTAGTAATTCTGATGATGCATCAGAGGAAGCTGTTGCGGTAACTGGGGACACTCAGCCTGAAGCAGTGGAGATTGAAGCACAAGATCAGGATGATGACGTATCATATGACGACACAGAGACATATGATGAGGATGTTGAGGTTGAAGAACCCGCAGTTCAAGAGGAGCCGACATATTTCACTGTCAAAGTTGATGGTGAGGAGCGTCAGGTAGACCTAGATGAGCTTACTCGCGGTTACTCAGGGCAAAAGTACATCCAAAAGGGCATGGCAGAGAACGCTGAAACTAAGAAGCAATTAGATCAGTTTACTCAGCAAGTAGCCCAAGAACGCCAGATGCTACAGCATTTGATTAACCAAGCCCAGCAGGGCGCTATTCCTGTTGTGCCTGAATACCCTTCTGAGGAACTCAAAGACAGTGACCCTCTTGGTTTTCAGCTACAAGCAGAAGAATACCGCCGCGCCGTAGAGCAGCGTCAAGCGTGGGAACAACAAGTTTCATACGTTACGCAGCAGCAACGCGCTTATGAGGAACAGCAGCATAATCAGTATTTAGAGCAGCAAGCCCAGCGCTTGTCTGAATGGATGCCTGAATTTGCTGACCCTGAGAAGCGCACAGTTTTCGTACAGGAGATGTCTTCTAAAGCTAAAAAGCACTACGATTTGACAGATGAGCAAATCAGCACAGTGCGTACAGCAGAGGAAGTTATGATCCTGAATGATGCGCTAAAATGGCGGGAGCTACAGGCGAACAAATCCAATGCCCAGAAAAAGGCAGAGGGTGCGCGTCCAGTAGTCAAGCCAGCAGCTAAGAGAGCGGCAACGGCTGGAAAGGCATCAAAGGCTAAGAAAGCAAAGGCACAAATGGATCGGTCAGGTACTCACGATGCAGTGACGAACTGGCTACTCTCTTAAACTTTTGTCTAAAGGAATAAGACAATGGCTGTTACAGCAAACACAAACGAGACATATGATGTCTCTACAATTCGGGAAGACCTAGCCCCAGCGCTTGCGTCTATCTCACCGACTGAAACTATTTTCATGTCAACAATCGGCACACGCAACGTGGACAACACTTACTTTGAGTGGAGTGAAGTAGACCTTGCAGCGGCTGGCGCAAACCGTCAGATTGAGGGTGACGTTGGCATTGCTAACACTGCACCAACAAACGCGGTTCGTAAGGGTAACTACACACAGATTTCTGCAAAAGTTGTTGAAGTATCATCAACAAACCAAGCGGTAAACGGTGTTGCAGATGCTCAAACAGTTGCGAAGCAAGTTGCTTACAAACTGTCTGAAATGAAGCGCGACATGGAAAAAATGTTGTTGGACAACGTAGCAGCGTCAGCGGGTGCATCAGGCACAGCGCGTCAAACTGCGGGTCTAGGTGCATTTTTGACAACAAACACTTCATTCGGCACTGGCGGTTCTGCGGGTACAACATCAGGTTCTGGTGAAGCTGGTTATCCAGATGCAGCAGCTACAGATGGTACACAACGTGCAATCACAGAAGACATCCTAAAAGACGTTATCGCGTCATGCTGGGATGAGGGTGCAGAGCCATCAGTTGTTCTATGTGGATCGTTCAACAAGCAAACTATTTCTGGTTTCACAGGTAACGCGACACGTTACAAAGAAGCAGAAGACAGTAAGCTAAATGCTGCGATTGACGTTTATATCAGCGATTTCGGTGAGCTTCAAATTGTTCCAGCGAGGCATGTCAGAGCGCGTGATGTATTCGTGCTTGATCCAAACTATGCAGCGGTTGCATTCTTGCAAACAGCGAAGCAAGAGCCTCTTGCAAAAACTGGTTTGTCAGAGCGCCGTTTGATTTCTGCGGAATATGGCCTACAGGTCACTTCACAGAAAGCACATGGTTTCGTAGCAGACTGTACAACATCATAATAGATTGGGGGCTACGGCCCCCTTTCTCCTAGAGGTGGCAGTATGAAAAAAATCAAGATTACAACAGACAGAACTTGGGTAGGCGGCAAGAAAGCTGAAAAGGGCCAAACTTACGAGGTCACAGCAGAGGAAGCTGATATTCTCGTTACTAACGGGTTTGGTGAAGAAATTAAAAAGGCAGCACCAAAACGAGCGCGTGATGCCAAAGGAAAGCTAAAAGCTGATGACCCTTCTACGCCAGATGTAAACGAAGCGTGGGAAGGCGGGAAAGCACCTAAGAAACGCGGAAGGCCAAAGAAGAATGTCTGACACTATTCTAAACACTGAATGGCACACAGAAGATGACAAGGTTGTTGTAAAGCGTAGCCAAGATATTCAAAGCATTCTGGACTTTAACAAAGAGCGTAATATTGACGGTCACAACCGTAAGTCTGATATGCGTTTGGCTGGTTCAATACCTTTTGTAGTTGCTGAAATGTGGTCGCGGGAATGCGGAGCCAAAATCGGGTCGCAAGAGTTTGCAGAATATGTTAAAAAGAAGTTGATGAGTGGCGAATTTAGCAAGTTAATTGCAAATGGTTATTGAGGATCAACACATGGCGAACGAGAATTGGCATTTGTCCAAGACTATTCCTATTTCTTTTTTAGTTGGCATTGTGGCGCAAACATTTATTTTGGGTTGGCTTATTGCTGATGCGCAGAACACGATTGAGATGAACACCAATAACATTATGCGCAATACAAAAGATGTAGAAGTCTTAGAAAATCGTATTAATGACCACGCTGTTATGCTTGGTCGTATTGACGAAAACCTCAAATATCTGCGCGAATATATAGAGCAGAAGTGATGCTATGGATCCCGTTAGCTGCGTAGCATTGGCGTCAGGCGCGTACAAAACGCTTAAGGCAGCTATTTCCACGGGGAAGGATATCCAAGAAATGGGCAACACGATTGCAACGTGGGGCCAAGCCTTTTCCGATTTTAATAGATTAGAGGAGCGTCAGAAAAACCCGCCTT